TAAGCAGAAAAGCCATGAAATGCATTTGCAAAAGGATGCAAACATCCCACAGCATGAGTGTGAGCGCCAGATGCTAAAGAAACTATATAAAATATGGTCACAGTTAATGCAATTGGTTCTAAACTCAAGAACATCATGCACATCAAGCAGCTCAAAACAATAACCTTGTAGTTGGTACAAACTGCAAGGATGACTTTCAATGGAAGTGATTTGTAAACAAGGTAAACATAACAAATGTTAAGAAGCCTAGTAGAAATGAGGACATGGTAATACGTGATGTACGAAAACAAACTACGCACAATCATAAGAATTGTTGAAAATATAATAGCAGGAATACAATCCTCAAATCCAAAGGCGACTTCGTCACTTAACGGGTTGTTAAAAGTAGAACAAGAAACAAAATGGTCACCAAGAAGAGGGTCATCAACCGTCTCACGCGCAACAATGCTAGGCCTAAAAGAAGTTTCATTGCGAGCTGAAGCGATGTCTGTGAAAAAGCGTTTGACATAATTCCTCTTTATGTATTGGAGATATTCAGGACCTGTTAAATAATTATTACGAAACCATCCCTTAAGATCAAGAGACTTCATGTCTTCATCAAACAAAGGCCTCACTCCAGCCAATTCCCTAGTTGGAGTGATAGCTTTGACTTTGTTAATAACATGTGGAACAAAAATGGGATACAAACGATAAAGGTGTACTTTCTCAACGGAACCATCTTCATGCTGCTTAACCCTATATAAGTGAAAAGGGTGTTTCTCTGTGATGTAACCATTGTCATAATATTCATCCAACGACTTCAAAACCTTGTCACGAGAAAGCTTAAGATCAGTAGAACCCTCTACCCAACAAGGATCCTCGTGAAACAAAGCGTCCGGGTTAAGTTCAAGCTCCCAAAATGTTATCTCTCTATCATGAGAACCATACATTCGCCGAAGCAACGCAGAATAACACTTATCGTCGGCACACAGTTCTCTCAACATCCCAACACGAGTGTTAGTATTAAGCCAAACCATGCCACAAGTCTTGTAACTAGAAACCAATCCCTCAGACTTCATAAGCACGGGCATTTGAGGACATATAGACAAAGTGTCCTTGTCTTCCAAGTGCGCTTTTGTAGCTGGCGCAGAGTTATCTATCAACATCATGAAATAAGAAAGAAAAGCAGCCGGCTGTTGTGAAAATTGTGGGTTCTGAGCATAAGCATCTTCTAAAGTGATGGAAATAGAATTCATGTCATTTTGATCATAATCACTACCAAAATTCTTAGTGCAAGAATGTTTGGCCACTTCAGCTAAAGTCATGGGCTTGCCGTCATTAACAGCAATAGCCCCGGAATCAAAACCTTCAAGGTGTTGAGAAAGCAAACCGGGGTCGCTCATGATTTTAACAACTTCAGCTACAAGAGCCATAGTAGTATAAGCAATAGAAATGCTCTTACCACAACCACCTGAGCCATAGAGGCTATTAACAAAAGGTGACGCACCTCTAAGGCTCCTAGAACCTTTTTGAAGCTCGACCAAATTTTTGTTAAAGGTGGAAATGATATTCTTAACTTCAATGCTAATGGCGGGGCCACGCAAATACTGGTACTTAGAAACATTCATTTTCTCAAACTTGATGTACTCAATAAAGCTATAAGCGTTGGTAATAAAGCAGTCGTTGAACTTAATGTCATGCTTCTGGGACAAATTGCACAACTCCGTACAATCCCTATAATTAAGCATCATTTCGTTGTAACCATTACTATTAATGAGGTTGGAAATTCTACGAACTTCCCTG